GATACAGTAACCAATTTAAGAGAACTTTACAAAACAATTTCTGATTCTGTTGGAATCACGGATATAGTAACAACGGCTAGAACTTTAATAAAATCAATTTCTGACTCAGTTGGAATAACCGATGTTTTAGAAGCATTATTACCATCGGGAAACCCTCAAATTAGAGCAGTGCGTCAGGCGGTATCAACCGCCGCATCGGGAACACAGGATTTTAATGTTTCGGGGTGGAGTGCCACTCCGCAATTGGCAATGTTTATTATCAGTAAAGCAACTGCCGATAATTCTTTAGCGACAGATGCAGAGTTGGCAATTGGATTTACTGATGGTACAGATGAATATTATTGTGCCAGGAACGAAATGGATGGAGATGTATGGGCTGATGCAAATCGTAGGACTGTACACAACGCTTGCATCGGATTGGTGACAGATGGTGGATGGTGAATTTACATTTAGCCAATGGAATAGCGGAGGTGTTGAATTAACAATCAACGAACAGTTTTCTGCTGGCTTTTTGATGACGGTTATTTTCTTTGCTGGTTTTGATAATATTGATATACAAAAGGTAGACAAGGTGGGGAGTCCTGGCGCTACTGTAACGACAGGTTTCCAGACTGATATTGTCTTTATGATTTCAAATGATTGTCCAGCAGATGATACTGCCTATGTTAATAGTGTCTTAGGAATAAGCATGGCAGTAAGGGGGAGTGGTTTTGGAACGTTCTCCAGTTACGATGCTGATGCGAGTTCTTCGAGCGTTGTTAGAGGTGGTATTGCTGACGATTATTTCCACATGCAAGCGGGATTTAGCCCAGGTATTTATTATGACATTGGCAATTTTACATCCACGTCATTTGATATACAGTATGTCAGCGGGAGTGGAGACAACACAGATGATTGGATTGTGGTCTCGCTTGATTTGCCATCCTATATAAGTGCATGGTGTGGAGCGGACACTTCGCCAACAACAGCAACAACCAAAAGCAATACATCGCCTGGATTTACACCACAATGCTTATTCGGAATACTTTCTGACCATTCAGCAATTGATGATTGGAATGGTGATAGTGAGGCAGGTGTTCTAGCACTTGCGTTTGCCAACCAAGATGGGGCGCAGAAACGATGAATACTGGAAGTCTAACGGATGATGTTGTTGTCCACATGTTAGATGACACAGGTTCAGATGAGTTAGTGGCGACCATAGATAGTTGGGATGCAAATGGATGGACATTAGATTATTCAACTGCTGATGGAACAGCACGATATGCGTTGTGGTTGGCGATTGAGGAAGCCCAAGGATTAGCCGCAAAATTTGCTACTATTCTTGATACTGTAGGAGTAACGGATACAGTTACTAACGTAAGAGAGTTAGTCAGAACCTTAACAGATACTGTAGGAAGCACTGATGTACTATCTACAGCTAGAAACTTATTTAAAACCATAGCTGATAGTGTAGGTATAACAGATATTTTAGCCGCATCAGTTGGTAGAATTATTACATTAGCTGATTCAGTAGGAATCACGGATACTTTATCAACAGCTATTGGAAGATTTAAAACCCTGACAGAAAATGTGGGTGTCACAGACACAGTTACTAATGCTAGAAATCTATTTATCAGTATTTTAGATAATGTTGGAATTACTGATATTTTAACCAACGCTAGAAATTTATTTAAAACAATTGCTGAAAATGTAGGAATTACGGATACAATTACTAACGCTAGAGAGCTTTATAAAACATTATCAGATAGTGTAGGAATTACTGATATTTTATCAACAGTTGCTATAAAAATTGTAACTCTTGCAGACTCTGTTGGCGTAACCGATGTAATTTCAAAGGCTATTGGTAGAGCTAGAACCATAGCCGACAATGTTGGAGTTACAGACATTATTTCAACTGCTAGAGAGATTTACAAGACTTTATCGGATAGCGTTGGAATTACGGATATTATAGCTAGAAGTGCTGGTAGATTTGTATCTATTTTAGATAATGTCGGAATAACAGATATTCTATCTAGAATAATAAAGGTTGTAGCATCTATATCTGATACAGTGGGAATAACCGACACAATAACCACAGCTAGAAATATTTTCAAGAGTATTTCTGAATCTGTTGGGATAACAGATACTCTAAGTAATGCTAGGGAGCTATTTAAAACTCTTTCGGAATCCCTTGGAGTAACCGACACTGTAACCACAACTAGAAATTTATTTAAAACAATAGCGGATTCCGTTGGGATAACAGATGTAGTTTCTAGAGTAATAAAAGTTGTAGCTTCAATTTCAGATACCGTTGGGATAACTGATACTGTTAATACAGCTATAGGTAGATTTGTAACTTTAGTAGATACTGTTGGAATCACAGATTTAGTAGCAACTGCGAGACAGCTTTATAAAACTCTTACAGACACTGTAGACATAACAGATATTCTTTCTAGAAGTGCTGGACGTTTTGTAGAATTAGCTGATACCGTAGGAATCACAGACTTAATAGGTGCTATTAAAGGTGCGGCGGCTAAGTATGCCCTAATTCAAGATTCCGTGAATGTGGCAGATACGTTTTCCAACATTCGTACCTTAGTAAGAAGTATTGCAGATTCGGTTGGAATCACAGACTTAGTATCTACAGCTAGAAATCTAGCAATTTCTATTGCAGATTCTGTAAATATCACGGATACACTTTCTAGGTTACGTTCAGTTTTTGTTGCAATTTCTGATGCAGTGGGGATTACTGACGTAGTAACAAATGTTAGAGCTATTGCAATTTCTATTGCAGAAACAGTTAGTACTACGGACGTTTTAGGCACAGCCAGAAATTTAATAAGAACTTTTACAGAAACGGTAGGTATAACGGATACTGTAAACACTGCTAGAAACATATTTAAATCTATTTCAGACACGGTTAGTGCAATAGATACTGTAACAATTACAAAAATAATTTATGCACTAATACAAGATGCAGTATCTATAGTAGATAGTATCAGGACTAGAGTTACTATTGGGGCAATAGCCAGAAAATTTAGAGCAGTTCTAAATTTCGCAACTGGCTGGCACGCCTACCTACGTTCAACAGAGGGTGAGGAATATGACCCACATCCGGATGAATAAAAATGCTAACTCATATAATTAATGATATAAGAAATTTAATAGGACGAGACATTACTTTTTATACGGTAGCGTCATCAATTCCTTGTCCAACGTGTGACTTAAATCCAGTTACGCAGGAAGCTACAGACCCCTTTTGTCCAACTTGTTCTGGTGTATATTTCATACCTTTTTTTGAAGGTGATTGTAGAGCACAAATTGAGTATAATGATACTAGTCTATACGCCGCTAAAAATTCAAAATACGTGGTAGTAGACAATGTTAGAATGACAGTAAATGATATTGGTAGAAGGGGAGTACCGGACTTAAACAGATTAGTTTTAACACTAAATGAGGAGGAATAGATATGGCAGAAGGTGAAGGAGTATATATTACTGGAGTGGATGTTCTGGATGTTATAAAGAAAACGGGAAGTTTAGGTAAAAAACATCAAGCTATCACACTCGCCGCAATAGAAGAAGTTATTGATAAAGACTCAGAAGAATTTGAGATTATTAGAAAAGCAGTATTGGATAACTTTAACAATTATACGAGAACAGTTCTCGGAGTTATTTTTGGAGAAATTGACTTTTCATGGCATTAACTTTTGATGATGTTTTTGCAGAACAAGATGAATTTTTCCATAATATGGAACGAGAAGCTTCATATTATATGGAGCAAGTAAAGGATATATCTAGAGGACTAAGACCTGATGAAATTCAGGAAACAATTTTCAAATTAGCTTTTACTAGAGCTTATGAATATGTTGAGGGGATAGCTACTCAGGTTCTTCTCTCAAAAGCTAGAGAAGCCGCAATAGAAACCGAGGAATATAATTACCCTCCTTACTTAGCTCAACTAGAAGATGCTATTAGAAGTAACATTCAATCTGGTGTTCCGCTAATAAAAATTACACCGGATGAGAATGATAGGTCAGTGTACGTATCTGTTGATTTAACACCATTAGGCGGTGTGGAAATTTGGGCAGATGCTGTAAAAAAGGCACGAGAATCTCTTCCAGGTAATAGATGGGCAGATGGACATATGCGTTCTGAGCAATGGAAAAGACTCATTTACGGTACAGCTAGAGAAGGTAGAAAAGTATTTAGGAAAAAGAAAAATAAAGAATCTGGGGAGAACGATTATGTGGATATTACTGATAATTGGTCTTACAGGTATGATGAAATTGTGAGACTAAGATTATCTTACCTAGCCCCCACTCAAGCTCCTTTTTGGTACTTGATTGAGCACGGAAATGCTGGAAATATTACTGGGGCAGGAGGAACAGTATCTTTTCACAGTGAGGGACATTCCCCTGGATGGCCATATCCTTCTTTTGGCCCAACAAGGTTTGTACGACAAACTGAAAGTTTCATTTCTGAGTTAGTTTTAGAAGCGTACTGGAAGTTTAAAGCCGAAGCGGATAATCACATAGCGGAAATGCTTTCTGATATGCTAAAGGATATACAAACGGGTGCTGGAGAAATTGCAGGCAGGTTAAAACGAAGAAAAACAGGAGAATATATACTAGAAGATTTTCATAATGCCCTAGAAGATATCTATGCTAGAAATCTTGAAAATACAGAGAAGTTTAAGAGATTTCAGATAAACTTAGAAGAATGGAGGGCTGATATGAAAAAAATAGATGATTCATACGTACACGTGGTCTTTTACTCAGAGCATCATCAGAAAGTCATTTCATACTCATATAAAAAAGGTACAAGGGTAAATTTAGAATAATGCATATTTTAACTAAACAGGATTTATCAGTTTATTATTATGTAAAAGATACACTTGCTGGAACTTCAGTAAATACAACTGATGAATTTCCATTGGAGGGTTTAGATTTGCCAACGGTTGCTGTAGAAAATTCTGCAATCACGCCTAGACCTTGGGAACTTGGTAATAAGAAACAAAAAGAGGATAGAACCTGGAATATAGATATCTTTGCTATAAATAAAACGCAAAGAGATGAACTTTCTTACAACATTGTAAGAGCACTATATTCGGGGATACCTGTATACGACTACGATGAGGGTTTTCCACCCGATATAACTCCTACACAAATGGGCTACCTACACCCACTACATATAGAAGTTACTCCAGTTCGGATAAGACCTGAATTAGTAGAAAAAATGTATTACAGAGCTACGGTTACGTTTGTAGCAGAATATTCATATTTATAAAAAAGAGGTAATAGATGGCAAAAAGATTAGCAATCCCTTCTAAGGAGATGGCATTAAGGATTGTTGGCCCAACTGATTATTATGATGCCGCTAGAGTACAAAGAGTAGACCTGACAAGTGAAGCTCCTACTACAGAGATTGACGAGCTTGGTAATCCAAACCATGCTGGTACAGTGGCAGATATTACTAATGTTACAGTTACATTTGACGTATTTGATGTAAGCGTTAAATTGTTTTCAGTTCTAACTGGAACAGACGCTACAGCTTATCCGGCAGAAGGTGTAAACATTGACCAACTATCTGAGATTGACGTTATCCTTTTTGTGAAGGATGCTGAGGTAGCTGACTATGTAAAAAGTGCTCATGCACAAAGACTACAGGTTAGTGACTTTTCATATTCCTTCAATGTGACAGGCGAATCTACTGAAAGCTATACTGCTACCGGAAGTGCAAAACGTTGGTTTAAGAATGATGTTATTGTAGATAAGTTTACTACAGGAACTACATCATTCAACTTAACAGAGACACCAATTCAGTTATTAAACGGTAATGATTGTCTATCCGTAATTCTGGATGGAGAATACCTAGAGGAAGTTGCATCTGCCCCAGAAACAGGAGAATATTCTGTGTCTGGTACAACCCTAACAACGGGAGATACAAGAACCGCTCAGGTATTAGCTGTTTATCATGCCGCACCTGCTGGAACAAACTGGTCAGATATCACAGATGCTACAATTCCAGCGGCTATTCGCGGACAACACGCTAAAATTGTTATTGTTGCTGAAGATGTTCCAAGAGTACAGTCTGTAACTCTTAATGGTAATCTAAACGTACAACCGGTACAGGAAATGGGTAACCCAAATATTGTGGGCTACCAAAGACAAGTTCCATCCGTAGATGGTACTATTACAGTACTTGACACAGATAACGAACTGATTGCATTGCTAACCACAGGTGAGATTAATCCGTCTGGCGTAACTGAGTTCCAAGTTGAAGCCTCTTGTACAGCCAGCGGTGTACCACTAGAAATTAGAATGTATGACCCGTGTGATGATACTTCAGTTGTAAAGACACTGAAAGTTCCACAGGTGAAGCTAACTGGCGATAGCCATACAATCAATGTAAATGAAAATGCTCAAGCAGTGTTCAACTTTGTGAGTGATACTGCCGAGCTAATTATTTATAGCGGTCTACCCGCATAAGATTAACAAATTAGCCAGTAGAGGAGTAAGAATTCGGGGCTATAGTCTGAAATTGTTTTCGGATTGTAGCCCCATTTAAGTTAGGAGAAAAGGATGCAAAGTATAGATAAAAATGATGTAAATATTTCTAGGTTATTCAATTGGGGTAGGGAAATTATTTTAGTAGACCAATACGGAAGTAAAATTACCACTGAAGATGGAGAACCTCTTAAACTATATATACGTATAGTTGGAGATTCAGAACTAAACAGAGCAAGGGTAGCCGCTCTTAGGGCTAGTGCTGAACTAAGAAAAAAGCTTCATGAAGAGGATTCTGATGAAAGAGTAGCACTAGTACCAGATGCCCAGTTTATAGAAGATGAGAACTTAGTAGAGGCCATTCTTGGAAATGAAATAAGGTCTATAGCGGCTGATGTTGTTAGAAGTCTTGAAAGTAAACTTGTTTTACCAGTAGAGCCTAAATCAGACGCCCCGCTAGAAGATTTGGAAAAGCATCAAGAAGAAATTGATGCGTGGCCTGAAAAAAGAACTCAACAAATTTCTGAAGAATTAGCAAGAAGACTTGGAAAAGAACGAGAGAGAATCTCTAAACTTTCTAGACAAAAACAAGAACAACTTTTTGAAAAAGTCTTGATTAATTCTTACTGTGAAGATGAAATGCAGAAGGTCTTTAATGAGTGGTGTGTATATTTTGGTACTTATGCAGACCCAGATTATAAGGATAGAGCTTTTGAAGATTTTGGACAATGCCAAAATCTACCAAAAGATATAAAAGAGCAATTATTTGAAGCCTATAATTCATTAGACCTTAGCTTAGATTTTTTAAAAAAATAGCTAGGAGTAACGCATTTGCATCCTTGTGGGCAATCGCCAAGACGTTACAAGTTCCTATAGATTATAGATTACCGTTACTGAGCGAGCTTCCTTATACAATTTCTTACTGTTTAAGGAAACGGATGCAAGTAGATGGTCTAAATCAGTTACCGGATGAAAAACGTCCACCAGATTTAATAATTTGGGCAGGAACTCCGGAACAGATAGACGAATGGTTGGAGAAAGTTAATAACCCTAGACGAGAAAAAGATTCTACGTTTATTATCTCTGCCAAAGATATAGAAGGTTAGTATGCCTAATAAATTAGAAGAAATTAGAAATAAGCTAGATAAAATTAGCTCACTTACTAAGAGTGTAAGTCAAGATTTTAAGGGCATGAATGATGCCCTTAGGCTAGAATCTCTAGAAAATCTTAATGATGCTGTTTTAAAACTGCGAAGTATCCAAAAGATACTAGGTGAAATAGGTGCTCAGGGTACAGCCGCTCAATTTAGACAAATAGGTAGAGCGTTAGAAGAATCCTTTGAAAGAGCTACAGTTATCTTAGATAATCTAATAAGAAAAAGTTTAGCCATTCCTAGAGGAGGAGTTCCTATTGACCCTGCTCTTATTGACCCTACTGAAAGCAGACGAGTTGCTGGAAGAATAATGAGGGGTGAAATATCTCCCTATGGAGCACATTTAGGGAGAGTTGAGCAAGAAGGCAGAATGGTAAGTGCTAGAATATCTAGGTCTGCGGAAACCAAAGCTGTACTAGATGAGTATCTAGAACAAAACAAATTACTTATAGAATTACTTAAGCTGGTAGAACAGCAAACTATTCAAACAGGAGAAGCCGAGCAAGCTCAATTAAGGGAAACAATCGCTCTTCTAGAATCTCAATTAGCCGCTGAACAACAATTAGCCGCTGAACAACAAAGGTCTAGACCCATAGATGTAAGAAGAAGTGCTAATGTTACTAGTGAAATAACTGATGAGCTAGTTAAAGATTTAAGAGGGGATATTTCTGGAGCTATTGATTTAACTCCTATTGAAACTGCTTTTGCTAAGGCACAAGATTCTTTAGCTCGTTTAGATATTCCGGAAAACCGGATAACAGCAGTTCTTCAAGAAGATTTAGATAAAATTACAGGTACTTCAAAAACCGCCGCTCAAGAACTTAGCCAAAGTCTAGAAACTGCTCTATCAAAATCCGCAGATGCTTCCGAAAGAGCTTCTCAAGAAATTAGCCAAGATTTGGAAACTGCCGTTACACGAGCACAGAGCAAATGGGAGCCTTTTTCTGATGGAATGATTGCGGATTTAAGGGAATTGCAAGCAGGATTTACGGCACTTAGAGATATTGACCTAACACCAATTGAAACAGGATTTGTTCCAGAAGAACGCTATAGACAAGCCGCCCCACCTGATTTACATGATTTAAGAAGATTGTACGAAACCGCAACTGATTTTGACCAAATAGAAGCGGATGAATATGATGGGTCAATTCCAAGAGAATATACAGAACAGTGGGAGATTGCTCTAGAAAGAGTAGAGCAAATGTTTACTGAACACACAGCTAATTTAGCTGAAGCAGAGGCTGATATTCCTGCTGGAAGAATGTCTGAAAGAACTGCCAGGGAGGCTGAGAATCAAGCAGAGGCGGTACGTATTGCAGAGGAGGAATACCAAAGACTCAGGGCCGCTGTTGCTGATTATTATAGAACAACTCCACGAGGAATGGAAACTATAAATAAAGCTATTAGTAAACATAATCTTTCTCTTCGAGATTTAAAGAAAGTATATGTAGAATCGTCTACTGGAATTGCTAGATTTTCATTTGAAACAAAAGAAGCAGAAGGCTTTGTAAGACAACTAAACATTGCTCTAGATAAAAGCGGTAACCTACTTACTGATAGACAAAGACGTTTCCAAGGATTCTTTGCAGGAATCCAGAGAAACTTTATTGAGGCATTTAAGTGGACAGCCGCTATTGCTTTAATTTATGGGCCGGTCAGAAAATTACAGGAGATTATAGAAGAGGCTATCAAGAATGAAGCAGAGCTAGCCAAAATAGCTACTATTTTAGGAAAAGCTCATAGTGATATGGGAGAAATTTTTGAAGCCGCCGCTAATGCCGCAGAAGTAACCGGAGAATCTATTGGAGGAGTTCTTGAAAGCTATACTTTAGCTTACAGAGCTACAGGTAGGTATACAAACGAAGTACAGAGAAATCAAGTAGCTCAACAACTATTAGTTGATTCATTACTATTATCTAAATTATCTACCCTAGACCAAGCAGTTGCTTTAGATACTTTAGCAGGTGCGTTAAATCAAACTGGATTAGGTTTAGATGAAGGAAGGAAATTATTAGATGTTTGGGTAGCAACTACTAAAACAGCTAATGTAGATTTAAATACACTAGCAGAAACATTTGCTATTACTGCTACAAGTGCTCAAAATGCTGGAGTTGGATTTGCGGAACTAAATGCAATTGTAGCCGTAGTTGCAGAAAATACTACCCTATCAGCTACTGAGGCGGGTAATGCTGTTCGTGCCTTCATTTCAGGATTCCAAACACAAAAAGCTCAATCAGAGCTAGCTAAATTTGGAGTAGCTGTACAAACCCTAGATGGAGATACTAAAGATTTTCTAGACGTAATGAGAAGTATCAAAACTCTATTTGACCAAGGGTTAATTGACGAGTCTCAATTAAACAGAATTTCCGAAGCTATTGGTGGTGGTGCTCGGCGTGGTGCTCAAGTTGCTACATTTATTAAGAATCTTGACAGAATGGATGAAATTCTAGGAGAAATTACAGATGAATCTAACACAGCGGGGGCGGCTCAAGATGCCTTAGCAAGACAGACCGAAACTGTACAAACTGCTATTACTAGAAATAATGCTTTTGTAGAATTAGGTCAAACTTTAGGAACTGAGGGTGGAATTTTAGACTATACTAAGCAGGCTCTAGAAGTATTTACAGATATTGTAGATACTATCAATGATTTAGTGGATGCAACTGATAAAGCAATTCCAATTCTAGCCACATTCGCAGGAATCTACCTGGGAATGTCAAGAACTCAGTTTGGAATGGGAATGGGATTCTCAGGACTGAGTATGCGAGGCCCTTTCTCTGCTATGCAACAACCCAGAGGATTAGCCGCCCTACCCCCAGGAGCTGACCAGCTATACTCAGGGTGGTCTGGACTAAGCCAGACTAGTATAGGAACTAGTTTTCAACAATTTATGCAACGAAATGGCCCCGCTATTTGGGGTGGGGCGGCCGCTTTATTTATGGCAGGACTTAATGCTAAAGAGGGGGATTGGGAAGCGGCTGGAGGTAATGTAGCTGGAGCAATAGTCGGGGGTATCCTAACGGGTGGAAGTCCTATGGGTATAATTATAGGCTCGGCTATTGGTGAAGGATTCTTAAATTTTATACGGGAATCTGGCATTGAGGAAGAAGGGGCTGAGGCATGGCTACTAGGCACACCGACTGCTTTAGACACTAGAGGAATTACAACCGAGGAATTATCTGATGCAGAACAGAGCGTAAAGATATTAGAAGACGCTATGGAAGATTTAGGTCTCACAATGGCGGGTAAAGTTTCTGTCGCATTCAAGAACTGGTTTGCCGAAATGAAGGCAGGATTTACTGATACACAAGTAAGTCAAAAAGACCTCGTAGATACTTTTTCTGAAAACGAGGATATTTTAAGAAGCATCGCTGAAGGCAGACCAGATGCTAGACTATTAGCAGGAAATGCTATTTTAACAAAAGAAGATGTAGAAAATGCTCAAAGAGCCATAAGAGAATTAGAATCTCTTAGAGCTAGAGTTCAAGCAGAGGCTGATTCCGAAGCTAAACGACAAAGTGTTATAAATGAAAGAGTTGAGGAAACTAGAGATTTATACAAAGAGGTAAGAGATGAGAATTTGGCCTTTATTCAAACTCAATTAGCCGCTGGTAAAATAACAAATAAACAGTTCCAAGAACTTAGAGATAATATAGAAACCAGTGCTCATACTTTAACTCTTAGAGTTCAGGACGCCTTAGGTGAGATTAGATTAAGTGAGCTAGGATGGGATTTTACAGATATTGCAGAAGCTATTTCTTTTGCAAGTCCTCAAGATATTGAGTTGTTATCTCAATATACTGATGCAATTTTCCAATACAACGACAGTTTAAAAGAGTACAATGACTTAATAGCGGCAGGTGTTACACCAACGGAGGCTAAGGCTATTGCAATAGACCCAAGTGAAGCAGATGCCGCTCTAAGGGCTTATCAAGAAATTCCACTTTTACAAGACAGAATGCGACAAAACTGGGCGCAACTTAGGTCAGAACCTCCTTTTGATATTATAAAAATGCCTGAGATAGACCCAGACGAATGGAGATTAGTACTAGAAAGAGGTTTACAGTATACTGATGAAGATATTGCTCAAAAAATATCCTCAGGTCTAATAAGAGGACTAGAGGCAGATGAGGTTAAAGAGAATTTAGAGGTATTTTATGTACGTTTAGAAGACGGAACTTATCACGCTGTTTATGGTGGAGCAAAAGATGCATTTTCGGATGCCGCCAAAGACTTAGAGGAAGAAGGTAAAATTAACCTTGATGCTGAAATTGATAATCTGAGCATTAGAAAATTTGATTATACCCAAGCACAAGTAGAAGCCGCTTATGCTAGAATGGAAGCATTTATTAGAAATGCATTTCCTACTTATCAGTTTGATTATACAGATATAGCCGCAATTTTCAAAGATGGTACTGATATTCTCCATGTAGATAACACAATCTTACAACTGGCACTTCAAGAACTTATTGATGTAAATAAAAAACAACTAGATGGTATTTATAACCTACCATCAGGTGCAAGTTTCTACGTTCCATTACAAGCCTATGAAATGCACGCTGAAACAATGGCGGCTATGGCTGAAAGTTCGGCAGATAGTTTAGCCGCATTTGATGCTGGATTTAGCGAAGAATTACAGCAAGTTTTAGATTTACTTCAAAAACAATTCGAGCTAGCACAACAGCTTGAAACTGCTGAAACAGACGAAGAGAGAAACAGGATACTAAGAGAATCTGGAAAAATTTTTGAAGACCTTAGGAATTTATTATCCGGCGAAGAAGGAGAAGAGTTACAAGAACAATTAATTAGCGAACTTCCAAATATTGCTACAAAGATGGGAGAGGATTTTGCTAGTTATATTGCAGGAATATTCGGAGAAGCTCTGCCAGCAGAGGATGATATGACAGCAGTAACTAGTGCTATAGAAACTTCAGAAATAAGTATGGGGTCTAAACTAGATTTAATTTATGCCAGTGTAGAATCTCTTACTAATACAAATATAGCAGGTTTTTCAAGCATACTGGGTGGTCTTATTAATGTAGTAAATGCGATTGAAGCACAAACAGCCGCCTATACAATTCAATCAGAGTTTGGAGCTAAGGAAATTCAAGCAATTCCACTAAATGAATCCACAATGCTTGATACTGCTAATCAATCTCAGGGATTAAATGAGACAGTGGAAACAACCCTAAATCTAAATTTAAGCATCAATGACCAAATTCAACTTGTGGTAGATGGACAAACTCTATCAGAAGTTCTAAAAACCTATCTCTACCAAGATATGGAAAGACTAGCTGGAACTTCAGCTACCCTTAATAATTCGGTGATATAATATGTGGTATTACAATAATGTAAGAATAATTGTCCAAGATTTTCAGTCCAGTGATGAACAAATAATCGCTAGACATAATCCAATTGGTGCTGGAACTGTCCTACATTACTTTGGGTCTGATGACCAAATTGTAAATTTAAATGCACTAGTAGTAGGAACAGGAGATTATGAAACTCTTCGAGCTATGAAGGATGACCAAGCAGAGTATGCTTTGCAAAGTCCTTGGTTTCAAAATACTAACTATGTCCTAAAAGCATTAAAATTTAAAGGGATGTTAACAAATTGTCAAACCCTCAGACCAGACCTTCCTATAGATGCTCCAGTTTTTGAACTGGATATAGAATTATATAGAGATGAGTAGACTAACAGCATCAGCAACTGGATGTTCTAATTTAATAAGCATAACAGTTTCTGATAACCATGATGCTACAACATCAACAGCAGTTATTAAGTGTCTTAATCATACTGTAAGCATCGGTGATTCAATGATAGTAAGCTTAGGTTATGTAGGAGATTCTGGAACTGTCTTTAAAGGCTATGTGAAACAAATAGAAAGAGAGATTCCAGACGATGCTTATGTAATTACTGCACATAATGTTTTAATTAGAGCTGTAGATTATTTTATTGTTTCAAATAATCCAGAAAACCCAATTTCTTATAATAACATTAAAGCAGAAAGATTAATTAAAAACTTAATGGCGTTAGCTGGATTAACAAACTATAGTTCTGGAAATACTTATTTTAGTCTGGGGATTAATTATCCCGTAGAAGTAAACTTAGTTTCTGCGTATGATTTTTCAAAAATGATTGCAGATTTAGTAGCTTGGGGATTATGGGCAGACAGAAATGGAACTGTAAACTTCTATAACAGGAAACCTTATCCAATGGACGGTCTTTCTGGACAACCTGGTGATGTAGCCGATACGCCCCTAAAGACTGTTACAGATAGCACGGTTCTTAGCTTTAGCCCAGGTTTAGACGAGAAAGATTTAAGAAATAGAGTAGTAGTATATGGGTCTGAAGGAATATTTGCAGAAGCCAAACAAGCTACTTCTTATAACCCCAGAACTGGAACTTATCAACAAATTCTACCAGCAGGTTTTTACAAAACTGCGGCGGCGGCTTCGCAATGGATAGATTCTCAATCTATGGCACAAAATGCCGCAAATTATAACTTAGCACTTTATAACAGACTTGCGGATATAGGAAATTTAACTGTATTGGGTGACCACGACTTAGATGCCAGAGAAGTAATTACAGTTAATAGCTCAAAGGCAGGAATAAACGCAGATTACTATATATTTTATGTTGAACACTCTTGGAGTTCAAAGGGATATATAACATCTATGCAACTTAGGAGATAAGGATGAATGTACAAGTATTAATAGGTGCATCAGATATAACCAACAAAGTTATAAGCTATGACCGTGACGCTTTTATTTGTACGGGGGTAGGAACAATTTCTATTAAAACTACATTAGCTGGAGCATCAGGGGTAAGTCCTTGGGATAAAATCACACTTTATGAGGAAGGACATAAAAAGGGTGAATACTTTGTAGTTAGTATAGAAGAAGATGTAAGAGATGGTTCTGCTGTAATAGAAGGTCAGGACGGTTCTTTAAAATTACAGGCTTATTTTGTTGCAGAGCAGTATAATATAACCTCTTATCAAACAGCAGGGCCGTGGATTGAGAAGTTTGCTAATGAGGCTGGAATTAGCGTTAGTTTTGTAAGCGGAAGTGCTGGTTCTCCATTAGGAAATAATTCTCAACTGGGAATGGCAAATGCATATGATTTAATAATGACTTTGTTGCAACAAAGTGGCTGGTATATGTACTTTAACACTTCGAATACAATGATTGTTGGAAATATTGTAACAGGTTATGGAAATGCTGGCTCAATAAATGAAACTAGGATTCTAACTTCCCATACAAACAAAAATGATAAAATGCTTCGTAATAGAGCAGTTGTATGGGGGCATGGTACTGGGGATGAGTGGGTTTTTGCAGACTTATACCAAAGTGTTCCTTGGACTACTGGTTCTGGCGATATACGAACTATGGTATTAGCAAATAGTTATATTTATGATATAGAGGATGCATATAGAATAGCTAGAGATATGCTTTCTGAATTCGCAAGACTTACTTATGAAAAGCATTATGAAATTACAGGAGAGCTGGACGCTAAAATAGGAAATAGACTTTTTGTAACCAGTAGAGATTTTACAGGGAGAGGAATTATTACTACCATAGGGTCTTCTGCATCTGCCTCTGGTGGACTTAAGACTATAGTTATTTTAGACCAACGGTGTCCTAGACTATTTGGATTTTACGGAGTTTTAGATATAGATGAGGTTTTTGTAGGAACTTCTGGGAAAGGGGTGTGGAAAAAACAATTAGGCGGGTATTCTTGGACGGAGTTCAATGATGGAGGGTTTGCCTCCCAGTATGTAGCTGATTTATATATAAACGCAGGCGTTTATTTAGCTACAACTAATAGTGGAGTTGCTCATGCAAGAACTGATGTACAAGGATGGATGCCAGTAACTCTAACGGGTGTGTATGATGAAAATGGAACTTTTTACGGCCCAAGCGGGGTTTATGCTACAGCCTGCGCTATTGATAAACTAACTAATGATTTATATGTAGCTTATAATAAAAGAGGAAATGGAGTTCCACCAGGAATGTATGCAGATTTACCTGGGAGTGGGATTATAGATTACTCTAACCCTCGGTCTTGGATGGTAAAATTTACTCCCTATACTAGAGAACAAGTAGAAGCTCACCAAATTGTTATAGTTGAAAGTGGGTTAGCACCAGAGTATGGTTATGCTGTTTATGATTTTGATAACAACACTTTAAATAATATTATCACTGTGATAGAATCTGGATATTTACCTGGAACGGCTATAGATGGTTATCTTAAAAAAGATGAACAAATGGAGTATAGATGGTGGGATAACCCAGGAAATTTTGCATCAGCGGATGCTTTTGATTTTAGTACTTTAACATATTTACCAACCCCTGCATCTGGAGTTAGATATGAAAAAGATGTTGATTATGATAGTATTAGCAGTTCAGGACTTGGGGGTGCAATTGACTTAGTTCATGGTCATTATGTTGTACAAGGAAACTCAGCCAGAATTAGAAGATTGTGGTACGTTGGAAAAATTGGAGAAGGCTGGTGGGAAAATGATACTCTTTATCTTTCTGCAATAGATACAGAATATGAAACAGATGGCTATACTAGAACCTATGTAAATCGGATAGTTCATATGGGTGGAGATATTTATAGACTTTATTATAGTAGAGCTGTTTCAGGACTGTCTGTTAGGTTAGTGGATGTAAATATTTTAACTGGGGAGCATAGTCATGTTGGGGATTTTGAAGAACTTTGGACTACGACTCTTGGAACACCCCAGTGGACAAATGGTGCTGGAGGTTGGCATGAGGGATGTAGATGGCAAGAAAGGGTAAGCCATTACAGTAATTCAGTTAATGGCAGTGAGGCAGACAGTTGTCAATTTGAATACATATTTGTGAATGTAGCTTTAGGGAAAATAGATAAAGTAACCTATCAAGATACCAGTGATGCAGGAGGAATAGGTCAAAACCATGTTTACTATGTTATACATGATGGTTATGCTTCACCAGCTCCAGATAATACATCTGTTATTTATCCTGGTGGTGTATATTTTCCACAAGTTTACAGGCTACGGGTAGATGCTACTAATAACCATTGGGATATGAAATGGTGGCATGGAAATTATAATACAAAAACGGGAACTGCCACAAGTAGATTAGAGTGGATAGATAGAGCTAATAACGTTACTATATACCATGTAGCGGCAGACTCACAGGATGTTTCAAATGGGAAGGCGTTTTTATTTGATGTAAATAAAAATCATACACGTTCAGTTGTAAGAGTTCAATGGTGCTATGGTTGGGGTGAAAACCCCCCAGGCGATGTTAAAAGAACAGTAAAAGTTGCTTTAGTTACATTACCTGAATTTTCTGTATCTTATTCTCATAGTACAGAAGGGGCGGCAGGTTGGCCTACTTTAGGAAGCCAAGCTAATGATGCATACCTTGATTTAGGAGTTACGGCACAAGAACAAACGTACTGTTATGGGCAAATTGTAACTAGAGATATTCCTACAGTCTATAGATTAGATGTTCAATACCCAAATCATAGAACTACGAACAAACCTGATATTAGAGAATATGCAGAAAATAGTTTAACTTGGACACTTAGTGGTTGGAATACTGAACAAGTACCAGGAGGACTGGAATTTGTAAGAAGTAAAAGTAATATACCTACTCCTAGTATTATTTCAGGCCCAGATTGGGTCAGTAATGAAATATATTGTTTAGTAGTTTCTGGAGGATTTAACGAACTTTGGAATATAGAAGCTGGAGGAGATTTTGGAACTAAACAACTTAAAACAGTAAGTGATTCCTATTATACAGCCTCCCTTGGAGGACTTAATGGATTTTTTGGACTACTCTACGGGTCTACTTATGCCATGTATTATGTTTTTAGTGGATTACCCAATGCAGGGGGGTCTATAGTTCTTAGACAAAACAGGGATGAACAAACAGAAGAATTAGGAGAAAGATTTACCGTAGTATTTGAACCAACTGTTCATTATAAAGTAGATAATTCACAAGATACAGTTACAGTATTGCATCAGGGAATTCTTTCAGGATATCCCAATGTAAATGAAGCCTATCACTCTTTTACTAATGAACCAAATAGTTTTTCAGGACTTTTAAATGAATATCCTATAAATGATTTACGTACTTTTCAAGTAGCAGACCCAGGAAATTTTGATTTTCAAGTTTCTGCTTCTGGGTATAGTCAAGTACCGTATACAGCAACTAGCGGAATGGTATTGTTAGGATTAGTAGCAACTTCTGGAGCATTAAACGCATTACCAATTTCTGGGGTAAATGATTGGGGTTCTATTCCAAGTGGATATGGAAATCCTACTTTAGCAATATTTTCTGGATATAGTCCAGTAAACGTAGAAGCTTCTAGGTTTGGAAATCCTTATTTATTTGCATCAATAAATGGAATTACTACGGATTTATTTTATGAGAGAGCACCAGATGAATCTACATTTACTTTGTATCCACCTACTACATTAAGCGGTGTGCATATTACTACAATTAGAATGGATGATACCTTATGACTCTTAGGCATGAATACCAAATTTTAAATTATTTTTCTCAGTTAGAACATAAACTAAGAGTTGCACCATTACTTTTAGGAGGATATACTGGTGGAAGTGGTGGATATGGCGGCCCGCCTGGTGGATTTATTGGATATCTTCCACAAAGACGGGTTACTTTTGACACTACTGAAGCGGCTACCACAGGATACCCAACCCCCAGTGGAGCAAGTTTAGTTCATAACTTAAACAGGATAAGATATAGACTAGTACAGCTAGAAGGTGGTGCTGGAACTAGTTTAGTCGTGCAGGAGGACGGAACACCCGTAGCTTCTGGAGTAAAGGTAGTAAACTTTACTGGTGCTAGGGTAGAAGTTACTACAATTCCTTCC